GAAGCGTCTGAAATCTTCTGCGTCCCAGTAGGGGCGAATTGGGGGCTGTAATGAAGCCGGTCGGCAACGGCTACGGCAACGGCTACGGCTACGGCGACGGCAACGGCGACGGCTACGGCTACGGCGACGGCGACGGCTACGGCTACGGCGACGGCTACGGCGACGGCTACGGCTGTGGGTCGGGCGTGGCCTATGGGTAAGGTCTACGTCTCCAAGCATGCGATCGACCGCTACCGCGAGCGAGTAGCTGACCTGTCTGATCGTGAGATCATTCGGGCGCTCACATGTCCGACGATTAAGCTGGCGGTGTCTCTCGGAGCTCCTGCAGTCAAGTTGCCGGCTGGCCAGCATGTCATGATCTCTGGCTCAACCATCATCACGGTTCTCCCGAAAGATGTGACGGTGGCCACGATTGACCGCTTCACCAACCGGCAACTGCCTTCGGACACGGGGGCTACACATGGCTTGATCATCAGCCCCACCACCCTTCGGCAGGAGTAACGGCCATGCCCTGTAACTGCATCGATGAGTTCAATGCCAAGCTGGCAGATCATAACACCAAGCTCGGCATCACGTTCGGATGGAACAATAGTGGCGAGAGCTTCGTGCTCCCGACCATCGTTACCGAGAAGATAGAGAAGCGGGTCCGCAAGGGACCGGTGGTCGCGGTTCCGACCTATTGCCCCTTCTGCGGCGAGAGCTACCTGCTCGAGCGAGCGGCACAGAAGCCGGAAGGCGGTGCGTCATGAGCAATGCACCTATTCAGCCCGACTATCGCGATATGATGCGGAAGATCGCGGAAGCGATCGATGAAGGCTTTAACGGCAATCGAAAGCCCAAGAAGGTGGGCTTTGTTTTGCTCACCGCAGAGTTCGGGAAGATCGACGGCGGTCGCGTCAACTACATCAGCAACGGCGAGCGCGACGACATGATCGCGATGATGAAGGAATGGATCGCTCGCGCCGAAGGCCGTTACGTCGAGACCCAGCCAGGGGAGGCGCGGCAATGAAGATGTCCGAACTCATCCTCGCAATCGGTGACGACAACGTCCAGTTTCAGAACCTCGATCACTCGGCGACCGTCCTCAATTACAATGCAAGTGGCGGCACCAAGATCACCTTCGGCACAGATCAGGCGATCACGCCGCAAGGCACCACGAAGCTCGGTCTGGTGCTTTGGCTTGAACGCGACGCTGTGATGGCGGCGCTGGCGACTGAAGAGCGCGCGCGATGACCCGGTCGCGCATCAATCCCTTCGCCAAGGGGACAGCCGAGCATGTGCTCTACGGGCACTACCGCCGCAACAAGCTGGAAGCCGAGCGCAAGGAGCAGGAGGCGGCGTTGATCGCGACAGATGCGGCAGCCATCCGTGCGAAGGCCGAAAGCTACGCCGAGGCGCTGCGATCGCTCGGCCACGGCGACAAGGTGAGCCCGCTCAAGCAGCTCCCCAATTACACGGGAGGGCAGGCATGAGCGGCCTTATCGTCGACAACTTCGCCGGCGGCGGCGGGGCTTCCACCGGCATCGAGGCGGCGCTTGGCCGCGCGGTCGATATCGCCATCAATCACGATGAACAGGCGATCCGGATGCACGAGGTCAACCACCCCGGCACCGTCCACATCCGCAACAACATCTGGCAGATCGACCCGGTCGAAGTGACCGGCGGCGAGCCCGTCGACCTCGCTTGGTTCTCGCCGGACTGCAAGCATTTCAGCAAGGCCAAGGGGGGTAAACCGCGCGAGAAATCGATCCGCGATCTCGCCTGGGTGGTAATCCACTGGGTGAGGCGTTTGCAGGACGACGCGCGCCGGAAGGGCAATCCCGACTGGCGGCAGGCGCTTAAGGTGATCCTGCTTGAGAACGTCGAGGAGTTCCGCACCTGGGGCCCTCTCTGCGCCGAAGGCAAGCCAATCCCCGAAAGGAAGGGCGAAACCTTCGAGCACTGGTGCCGCGAGCTGCGCAAGTGCGGCTACAAGCTCCAGTTCCGCGAACTGCGCGCATGCGATTACGGCGCGCCGACGATCCGAAAGCGGTTCTTCATGATTGCCCGGAGCGATGGTCAGCCGATCGTCTGGCCCGAGCCGACGCACGGCAAGCCCGGCAGCCCCGAGGTTCTTTGCGGAAAGCGCAAAGAATGGCGCACCGCTGCTGAGATCATTGACTGGTCGATCCCGTGCCCGAGCATCTTCGAGCGCAAGAAGCCGCTCGCCGAAAAGACGCTGCGCCGCATCGCGCACGGCATCATGAAGTTCGTGGTCAACAACCCGTCGCCGTTCATCGTCCCGCTGACACATCACGGCAGCGACCGGCGCAGCTACGGCCTCAACCAGCCCCTGCCGACAGTCACCGGCGCGAACCGAGGCGAGATGGCGCTGGTCGCGCCGCATATCACCAAATTCCGCAACGGAGCGATCGGCCACGACGCGGGCGAGCCGCTCGCCACCGTCACCGCCAACAGCTTCATCAAGCGCCCGGGCGGCAGCGCACCGCTCGGCATTGTCGAGGCGGCCATTGCGCCCATCGTCACCTATGCCCAGCAGGGCGGGGCGAACCGCACCGTCGAGGATCCGCATCACACGATCTGCGCGAACAGCAAGGATCAGAACTGCATCGCCGCTGCGCACTTGGTTCACGTCGGCAACGGAGAGCGGGCAGGACAGGCACCGCGGGCAATGGACGTCGAAAAGCCGCTCGGCACTGTGGTTGCTGGCGGGACCAAACATCATGTCGCCGTCGCGCAGTTGGTCGCCGCTCATGTCGAGCAGGCCAATGGCGGGCCAAACAACGCCAACCTCGCCGGACGCGCTGCCAGCGACCCGCTATCGACTGTCGCCACCACTGGCAGCCAGCAACGCCTCGTCACCAGCAATCTGGTGAAGCTGCGCAATAACTGCACCGGGCAGGCTGTTGATGAACCGATGCACACCATCGCCACCGGTGGTCACATGGCCGAGGTCCGCGCCTTTCTCGTCAAGTATTACGGCAACGAGCAGGACGGCCACGGCCTCGATAGCCCGCTCGGCACTGTAACCGTCAACGATCGCTTCGGGCTGGTGACCGTCACCATCGCGGGCGAGGAATACGTCATTGTCGATATCGGGATGCGGATGCTCTCTCCCCGCGAACTGTTCAACGCGCAGGGGTTCCCGCCCGATTACATCATCGACCGCGACAGCGCAGGCAAGCTGATCACCAAGACGGCGCAGGTTGCCAAGTGCGGCAACTCGGTCTGCCCTCCGCTTGCCGAGGCGCTGGTGCGGGCGAACATGGCGGGGCTGCTGGAAGTAGAAAGCGCGGCAGCATGATCTTCGGCTTTGATCCAGCCCGCCCCGGCAGCGACATGACCGTCGCCCGCATCGGCGATCGCGTGACCCTCTACTGCGGCGATGCGTACGCCATCCGGCCCACCTTGGGTTGGATGGACGCCGACGTCATGGACCCGCCCTACTTGTTCCGCGCCGATGGCGGTGGGCAATATCGCAAGGCGCGTCGCGGTGGCATGGATCAGATCGTCGCGGAGAAGCTCAACAAGGGCTTTGACCACGAGATCATCAATCCCCTCCTCTGCGGCGCAGCGATCGTCTTCTGCCACAATGATCAGCTCGCAAAGCTGCTGCCCTACCTCGATGGCAACTTCGACCGGCTAGCCCTCTGCATGTGGCGGAAGAAGAACCCGCAGCCGGTCGCCAACAAGCACTATAGGCCGGACGTCGAGTTCTACGTGCACTGCTGGTCTCGCGGCTATCATCCTCAGGGCGAATTAGCGGACAAGTTCCGCTCGGTCGATGCCCGCCCCGTGCGCGGGAAAGAGAAGTTCGGCCACGCCACCGTCAAGCCCGACGCCGTGATGGACAAGATCCTGCTCAACGTCGCCGGCAGCAAGATCTGCGACCCCTTCATGGGCACTGGCTCGACCGGTGTAGCTGCCGTGAAGGCAGGTAAAGCCTTCGTCGGAATTGAGCACAACCCTACCCACTTCGAAACCGCCTGCCGCCGCATCGCGGCAGCCTTGGAAGGATGCACAAATGGCTGACGGCACCCACATCGAATGGACCGAGGCGACTTGGAACCCGATCACCGGTTGTTCCGTCACAAGCCCCGGCTGCACCAATTGCTATGCCATGAAGCTGGCGGGCACCCGCCTCGCCCACCATGAAAGCCGCGCGGGCCTGACGCAGGACAGCAAGGCTGGCCCGGTCTGGACCGGCGATGTCCGCTTCAACGAGCAGTGGCTCGACCAGCCCCTGCGCTGGACCAAGCCGCGCATGATCTTCGTCTGCGCCCACGGCGACCTGTTCCACGAGAAAGTGCCCGACGAGTGGATCGACCGGGTGTTCGCGGTGATGGCGCTCTGCCCGCAGCACACCTTTCAGGTGCTGACCAAGCGGTCGGCTCGGATGCGGGAGTATTTCCGCGAGGCCGCTGGCTGGCGCTCTCGCATCGCCGAACTTCTCAATGAATTGAAGCCGTCGCCGCTTTGGAACGGCAACGTCTATCAGGGCTGGCAGAACCTCCACGGTAGGCCCGATGGCCTCCCGAACGTCTGGCTCGGCGTCTCGGTCGAGGATCAGCAGCGCGCTGACGAACGCATTCCCGATCTGCTCGCTACCCCCGCCGCCGTCCGCTGGATTAGCGCCGAGCCGCTGCTTGGGCCGGTGGATCTGGAGCGGAGGCTCGACTGGGTCGTGGTCGGCGGCGAGAGCGGCCCCGGTGCCCGCCCGATGCACCCCGATTGGGCCCGCTCCCTGCGCGACCAATGCGCCGCCAGCGTCCCGTTCTTCTTCAAGCAGTGGGGCGAGTGGCGCGAAACCGACGGTCCCCAGACGCACACCTGTAATCGGTCGATGCGCAGCGGAACCCACTGGCTGAAGCGCGACGGTACCCTTCACCCGGGCAGCGCCAATTTCAGCATCTATCACGAATACCGGGTCGCAAAACTCGGCAAGAAGCGCGCCGGTCGCCTGCTCGACGGGGCGCTGCATGACGGGATGCCGGTCCAGTCGCCACCCAGCGGCTCTGTCACTGTGACCGTCCATAGCGCCTCGCTCGTTGCGGGTCTCGCAGAAGGGGAAACCGTATGACTGAGCATCTTCAGATACTGAAAATGCGTGATGTCTGTCGACTGACCACGCTGCACCGGGCCACGATTTACCGACTGATCGAGCGCGACGAATTCCCGCGCCAGATCCGTCTTGGCCGCAACCGTGTGGGCTGGCGCGCCGCCGATATCGGCAACTGGATCAACAGCCAGCAACCCTAATCCCCGGACATATTTGGGGGCATCAATTACCCCAAACACGATCTAAGCCTCAGTCATTAGGACGTTTTATGACTAAACCCTGCATCCTTCCGCCCCAGCCACGAATATCTTCAGATCCAAGCATCTGAAAAATAACGGGTTTCTCTTCGAGTCAAAACCC